AGAGTAAGGAGCGGTAAAGAATTCTTCAGGTTTTATGTGCTTAAAACGCAAAAAGAACAGAGATAGCTTTTTTAACTGTAACGATTTGTCAGCGTCGAGTTTACTAAAATCCTTTCTATATTTAAAAGGTTGGTTGAGACGTTGACGTGATACTCTTAAATGAATATTGTAAAGATTTTTGTCAAAATCTGTTAAATCATCAATATCGAGCATTTTTAAATTATAATCTTCTTTTTTGAATTATTCAAGAACTTCATTACATATTTGCTCTTGTAAAGGCTTGGATCATATTTTAAAAAGGTCTGTACAACAGCAAAATCACTGGGAATATCACAGTAAATCTTGAAGAAAGAGCGTAGTTCTTTGTTCTGTAGTAAAAGTAAAAAAATGTTGGCTACATTGAGCTTCTTTGCACTTGTCAATGTAGCGAAGGAGCAAAACGAAAGAAACAAATGGTTTAATTCATACTCTTGAAGTGTATGATCTCTGTCTTCTATATTCATTAGTCTTAAGACTAATTAATGCTAAATATAAAGAAGTCAACACTTTTACTGTGAGAGAGTAGATAGTAGATTAGCAGACGATGAGCTAGCAGCTGTATCATTAATATGCTCATCTTCAGTGATTGTTAATGTAGAATAATCGATTCTCATAAGACAGTTGCCAAAAGCTGCACCAAAGCGATTCTTCATTGTACCCATGCGAATGATTCCAAGCTCCCTGTCAGTATCCTCTTGCCATATGCTCATAATGACATCAGCGGTCTGTGCAAGACCAATGGATTCTGAGATAGTATTCATGCCTGGCTCAGAAACCGAATAACCAGACCTATTGAGTTGTGTTGCTGTAATAACCGGGCAGCAAAATTCATAACTCAATGCTCGTAATTGTTCGGTTGCATGTTTAACTCTTTCATAGCTATTGGTTCCAATAGGTGAATTTAACAAATTTACGTAATCAACTACAATCGCATCAAATTTGTGTCCAGCATTTTTTAGCTTCTTAATAAACGACTTGAGAAAGAGAGGAGTAATGGTCGATGGCGGGAACTCCTTAATTAAAATTTGTGCATCAGGGTTATCAGAATGATACTCTTCAAGCTGATTCTTGAGTGTTAATACTTCTGATTTTAACTTGCTAAGAGGTATCTTTGTAATGCTTGAACTCAGACGCTGAGCGTAAATTAACTCAGGCATTTCAAGAGACACAAGAAGCACACTCTTACCCTGATTAGCGATATTTGTGGCAATATTTCCTAAAAATATACTTTTTCCAATGTTTGTTTCGCCAGTGAAAATATACATTGCTCGACCACTCTCAAGAAAGCCTCCACCGATTTTTTCATCTAACCAGCTCCAACCGGTAGATATATGTCTGTGTTCAGAATTAATACTTTCTACCAGTGGATCAACATCTTCGAACAGATTTAAGCCTGTTTCAGTAGTGAGTGAGATATTACATGCAGACTCAAACTTCTCTAGTACAACAGATGTGTTGACAGTGTTTTTGTTAATGTCATCTACAACTTCCATCATTGTATGGAAGATAGCTTTTTCCTTCAAAAATGTCTCGGTATTTGCAAAAAGCTCGTCATTATTGAATTTTTTATCTAAATCGGTAAAACTCTTAACAACAGTAGTAAAGGAGGCTTTAAGCTCTGCAGAGGTGAGGTGTGACTTTACCTCAGTGAGGGTTGGCACTGTACCACGTGCCTCAAAAAACTCCTTTATAATAAGAAAAACTGCTTTGATATCCTTATTTTTGAAGTATACAGGCTTTATGTAATCAACGATTGACGATAGGTATGATTCATCGGTAATCGCTTTATACGCGATAATATTTTCAAAAAAATCTAAATCGAGCTTGGACATTTATTAACCGAGTATACTAGCAAAAATTCTTATTTCAATAGGTTTTATACTCATTTAGAAAAATACTCTGACTTTCGAGAAATGATGTATCATCAAATGATTTTAACCCTGGAGATCTATGATTAATATGAATGTTTGCAACGCCAAGCTTAAGCTTAAGTTTGTTAGCATCCAGGCAACTTGCAATATCATAGTGATGGAATTTGTAATTTTCGTTAAATTTCCATCCCGTCCGTCTCACGCTTTCCATTTTTACAGAAAGTAAAACACCATCGAGAATCGCTACACGAGCAGGCGCATAACCGAAATTTGTTATTGCAGTCAAGGTGTCATTTAAGTAGTGACCTGCTGCACCTCTTAGGTTTGGACCAAAACCTCCACACATAATATGCCAAAGTGCAGGAGCTTTAATGATAGGATTCAATCCACCTGCTACTCCAACAATGTCATATGTATTATGTGCTTCAATAAGCTTGGGAATGAATAACCCGTCATCAATAAAAACATCATCATGTACAAATATCATAATGTCAGAATCGGTATCTTCACTGATAGCTTTGTTGTAACATGTTGACAGACCATCTTTGTTTGCAGTAAAGACACGAACGTAGTTAGGCTTTACCTTGACATGCTCTTTAATAGTGTTTAAGCTCCTAACAAGTAATGTATTTTCAGCTGCTTCTTCCTGAGAACAGGAGATAATTGCAATTTTCATAGTGTAAAGAATGGTGAATTAACAGCGAAGTATCCGACTGTCGTTAGACCTTCACTTGTTATGAGATATAAAGAGCCTTCTTCGAGTGATTGATACTTCTTATGTTGTAGTGAGGAGAAGTCATTTGTAAGAAAGTCTGCATATAATGTGCTACCTGATCTTGCTAGATACGTATGACCGGTTGGTTTGTGAAAAATCCAGAGACCAAAAGTGCCCTTAAGTTTAGAAAGCGCACCTGTAATGGCATCGATTTCTTCATTACCTTCATTTGATAATTGATTAAGAAGAGCTGGTATAACAGAACTGTCAACCTCATTAAATGACTGACTGTCTAGCAGATTCTTCTGTATTTCTAGATAGTTTGTAAGTACTCCGTTATGTGCGACAATCCAATCACCATATGAGAAGGGATGAGATGTAGAAGGGTCAAATTTGCGTACACTACTTGTCGGTGCTTGTGTATGACCGAGAAAGAATTTTATATCATCGATACTAATCTCACACTCTTCACTCGTAAATGTCTCATTTTTATTCAAACTAATTTCACCTGATGAACGTATTGTTATCAAATTCTTTGCTACTCTCGGATTACATATATAAAGTGAACCATAGGCAAAATTACCTCTTTGCTTACATTCATCATATAATTTTTTATACGTATTAAATTCACTCGATCCGAATATTGCACAAATAGTGTTACCCTCCTCTCCTGTTTGAATAAATATTATTCATAGTATGTATTATTATATCTATAAAATTACTAATATCAACAATCAAAAATTTTATATAGGTTCACATAAAACAGAAGATCTTAATGATGGATATTTTGGTTCGGGAGTTTATCTTAACCGCGCAATAACGCGATACGGTAGAGAATCATTTATTAAAGAAAACATCCTCTACTGTAGTAGTGAGCAAGAAATGTTTCAAAAAGAAACGGAGTATTTAACTTTATATAAAAAAGATAAAATATATAATCTTAAGTTTTGCGCATTGGGCGGCAATACCCGTGAAAAATATACCAAAAAACAAAAGCAGACATATATACAAAAGTTAATTGATAATCCGAAGTGCCCTATAGGTAAAAAAGGTTTGCGAGCATTTAACTATGGCAAGCGATTAGCTAAAGAAACTAAACAGAAGCAGAGTTCGTCTCACAAGAAGCGCTTTATAAAACTCAAAGCAAATGCTAAAGAATGGAGTATCTGGAGACGAAAATATATACCACACGCGCTTGAGAATCAGAAATTGATGACAGAGATTAATAGCAAACCTGTGAGATTAACCAGACTTGACACAGGTGAAGTATTAACATTTAAGTCAAAAGCTGATTGTGCTCATTACCTTAATATTACAAGTATATCAGCTCTCACAAAGTATGCATTAGGTAAGTTTAAAAATAGATCAAAGTCTTATGATATACTAAAACAGTACAGGTTGGAGTTTATAAAGGCCGTAGAGAATAAATAATTCAAGCATATGAATCGTGATATCCACCTTATTTTTGAAGCATACAGACAAAAACGTCTTGATGAAATGGCTCTTCGTGTAAAAGGCGAAGGAGACCCAGTACAGTCACTTGTCGCAGCTATCAAACAAGGTCTTGAGGAAAGAGGAAAGAATAACGATACATACCTTTTTAAAGGTCTGACGGGTGAGGCGCTGGATAAGCGTATAAGTGAACTTGTAGTTCCTATCATTAATGATTTGTTTCCGAACGGTACATATGAAGGTAAGGGTATAGAGAAAGATTTGGTAAAGCTTGAGCGCGATATCATGGAAAAGCTAGCTGCAAGTAACCCTAGAGCAAAATCACAATACACAGCAAGAATTCTTAGAAGCTTCATTGCAGCAGTTGTAGATGAAGTAGAAAGCAATGTAGAAAGCGGCGAGACCATTGAAGCAGCTGCAGATGATATTGCAGACGCTGTATCTGATGCAACAGATAAATCTGAAGAAGTTGCACAAACTGCACCTTCTGGTGAAGCGCCTGCAGGTGGAGCAGAAGCTGCTACTAGCGGAGATAAGCTAACAGTAAGAATTGAACAGATGCTTGCAAATGGTGTTGACGATAGTGGTATACTATCAAAGTATCTTGTTGATGATGTGGTACAAGAAATTCGTGACAGTGGTGGTCTAGGTCTGAAGGAAGGTGAAGATAAGAGAAAAGTTGAAGTTGTTCTCAAGGATCTTGTTAATAAGCAAATTTTTGAAAAGAAAGGTGATTACGTAAAACTCGGTAAGAATTTCGAAAAATTTGAAGCTGGTGGCAGTGATTCATCTGTTCTTTCTGATGAAGATGTTATGAAGCACTATACAGGTCTAGGTACAGCAAATAAGACAAGTAGACAAGCCTGGGGCAGTGAAGGTAGTCCGATGAGTAGTTATTTCGGTTAAACCTTACCGAGTAAATGATCCCAAGGAATTACCCTTGAATACTTAACTGGATCCTCGATACCTGCATCAATAAAGCCTTTCAACCGTAATGCACATGCAGTGCACTCACCACATGCTTCGTCTTTTCCCTCGTAACATGTCCATGTCTTGCTAAAATCAACGTTAAGTGAATGCCCGAGCTCAATAATCTCTTTTTTGGATTTGTTAATAAGAGGCGCCTCAACTGTAATTTTATTACGACGGTTGAGAGCTGTAACCTTGTTAATGACATCCATAAACTCCGGTGAACCATCCCAGAACCCCGCCACACTATCAGCTTGTGCTGCACCATGATATACTGTATTAGCACCGACACTTTCAGCAAATGAACACGCAATACTAAGTAGCATCATGTTTCTAAATGGTACATAATTAACGGTTTGCGGGTCTCCCATTACATCTTTTGCTTTTGCGACGTCAATATTTCTATCAAGAAGAGCTGAGTTCTTTATAAGGCTAAAGAAGGGTAATTGCATTGTTGTATTAAAGCATACATTTTGCTCATCTTCTCTTTCCCTTATAGAATTAATTTGATAGTCAGCGCATTCGAGTTCTTTTATATGTCTCTGCCCGTAATCGAAAGAGAGTGCATAAACATCCTTAAACTTTGACGCTGCAAGGTGAAGAAGGACAGTAGAGTCCATTCCACCTGAGATTGGTACAACAACTTTACTCATTTGTAGTCAATTCATCAAGTTCGTCTTGCTCAGTAGATTGCTGATTACTTGCATACTTGTAATCGTTTTCAAGATGCTTATCGATTTCTGGTATAAGAAAATCCTCAAAGAATGAAAGATCTTTTACGAAGTTCTTTGCATAACCGAGCTTATCACCCTTCTTATACTTACCGCTATCAATACCAACAACATACGTTGAGCCCGTCTGTTCGATAATACCACGTGCTGTGGCCATTTGAAGAAGACCACTATACTTGTTAAGTCCAGACTTAAACGAAAGGTACATTTCTGCTTCGAGGAATGGCGGGACGAAACGGTTCTTAACTGTAAGAGCTCTAATTGTTGTACCTGAATACTTGTTAGCTTCAGCAAGCTTAGATGTATCTACAGCACCTGCATCACCTTCACCTTCCTTCTCATTTCTCTTTGCAAGCTGTACTAAGATACTTGCCATATAAACCGGCCCTGATCCACCCGATTGCGTCTTTACAAGAGACGGAAACATTGCCCCTGGATCAGAGTAGGTATGATTGGTAAACATAATAGTAACACCAGCTTTACCAGCTTTATAAGTAAGTGTCCTAAGCATTGACTTAAGCGACTTAGCACGAAGACCCATATCAGCAGCTGATTTATCCTTAGCTATATCATCAATTTCCTTCTGTGAGGAAAGGTTACCTAGACTATCAATACTAATAATAAACTTGCCTTGCTGACCTGCTTCAATCACGCTATCGAGAAAAGCTGAAATTTGATTACGGCATTGATCGACTGTATAGACAGGTACATACTTTGTCTTACTAGCATCAAGCCCGACACCTCTTG